TGTCCCTGCGACCTACCGTTGTCGCTTCCTTCTGTTGGAGACCGAGCGATTCTACGGTACCGAGGTGGACGTGATCGCCATCGGGGATGAGGATGGTATTGAAATTCAGGGTATCACCAGTCAGCCTTTGAAGGATGGTGATAAGATAAAGGCTTTCCAGGACACTATTCGAGTCGGAGAATGGTTGCCCTATGATACCATTGCCAACGCCAACGTTCCCAACAAGAGTGCATTGGCCCTTGCCGAACAGGCGATCAAGGAAAAGTGGGGCGAGGACCTTCAAGCTTACGAAGCGACCGCGACCGCGGACGTGGGTCAGTTTGAACCCGTGAGTACGCCCTATCTTCGTTAGTAAAAACTCTAGAATTAGTAGACAATGCCTCTGAGAGTGGACGAGGTACAACAGATCGACCACAGAAAGCGAGAGCTAAAAAAGAAACTCTATATGGAGCTTTACGAACGCGCCAGCACCAAGGTGAGGCAAGTCGCCGATTTGGGACTGCACGAGACCTGGGTGCAGGTGCCTTCGTTCCTTATAGGATTTCCGTCATTCGACCTGGACAAGGCAGCCCAGTACGTCGAGCGCCAGTTCATCAACGGCGGGTTCTTCACCCAGTTGTATGAAAATGGACAGCTATTTGTTTCGTGGTATCCCAAGAAAGCCAAGTCCAAGCCCAAGTCCAAGGAACCTGAGAATGAATTTGCATCCCTGGCAAACCTCAAAAAAGCCGCGGACAAATATCGTTGAATTAAATACGATTTATCAGTAACTATGGACAATAACCTTAATGTTCTTGTGGAAGCCAAGAAGGAACTTTTGAACCAACTTTCGTCCACTATTCTCCCGAGTGCATTGGACTGCATGGACTCGCTCTATGCCGAATCCAAGGTGGAGACCCAGGGACGCAACACGCTCAAGGCGTTTCAAGAGAAACTCGCCAAGATCCCTCAGTGGAACAACTACCAGATCGATACTGAGGTCGGCAAGTGTGTAGACCGATGTGGGGGATGCCTGGATGAGATGACAGCAGCGTGCTTCGTGGCCACGGTCAAAATCATTTCCTCGGTAAGGCTCTCAAAGGATTCCAGGAAGGTGTCACTGAAGATTCCCACCAACGACGTATTCGTTCTGGGCGTCTACACCAATGTTGCCAAGCGAATCTACGAGGATCCCTATATCTATCAGGAGGTGGTCAGCAGGAACGACCGCCGCAAGGATCTGCTCAAGCGAATGGACGGCGTGGTCGAGGAGACCGTCAAGGAGATGCTCCCTATCAACCAGATCCTGAAGACCTACCTGAACAAGAATGCCGTGGACGTAATGAATGGCGAACCCGTGGAGCCCGAGCCGGAGCCGGAGATGGAACCGGAGCCCGAGGAATCCATGTTTCCCGGCGGCGGTGAGTTGCCAGTGGAGGACGAATCTGAAATGCCAGAAGAGCCCATGGAGCCCATGGAGCCCACAGCGCCCTCGGAACCTTCATTGCCGATGTCAGAGGAGCCGGTCGTTGCGCCTCAGGAAGAGACCAAGAGTTTTACGTTCAACGACAAAATTATGAGGAGGGCGCCCATGCCACCGATGGACGACGAAGAGGACTTTTCCATCAACCCCAGTGCGAACCGTTAAACATACTAAAATCTGCTTTATTTAATAATGATCAGTGATTCGCTTAAAAATCCTTTGGTCGCGGCGTTGGTCGGTGCGGTCATCACAATGGGCTACATCCAGTTGGTGGCCCGTCTCAACCGTGAGGCGCCTCCCAGGAATGCCGACATGATAAAGCCCGCCATTCTGAATGCCATCTTGGTGGGTTTGATCGTCTATCTCGGAATCTCTCAGCGCGAGGAAATCTACGAAACTCCCTTCCCAGAAGTTAGTCGCGGTATGTAATTAAAGATTTTAGTCTAATTAAATAATACTATGGCCAGCGTAGATACATTTAACGAGCTTCTTTTGCAGTTTGTGGATGAGCTGGCTCACACGTTCCCAGAGAACACCATTGTGAAGACCTACAGGAATACGGTCAGTATGCTGATCAAGAAGGACCCTGGTGTCTGCCTGGAAACGTTTATGAAGAATGTGAAGCCCCACGAGGATCTCATTCGCAATCAGGATGAACGCATCTTCGAGGAACTTTCACGTAGCTATGGAATTTTGAAGACCTTGGACCTCGAGTCCATGTGGAAGTCTGAGCTTTCAGACAACAGTCGGTCGGCCATCTGGCAGTACGTCCAGGGGCTCTACGTTCTCGGAAACAATGTCGGCGAGGAGGAGATTCAGGCGTCCCGACAAACCAATATGGACTTTTCGCCAGAGAAGATCAATCAGTTGTTTGCACCCCAGGGACAGGATGGACAGGAGAATCCACTGGCCGGTCTGCTCGGAAACCTGATGAAGCCCGAGATCATGGAGGAAATGACCGCAAAGGTCGAGCAGGAATTCGGTGACGGTCAGGGTGGTCTCGACGAGAACAAGATCATGGGTGCTCTCGGACCGCTGATGGGAAATCTGACCAAGATGCTTGAAAAAAATAACTAGTCAATAAATAAGAATGGAACAACCGTGGTTTAGAAATCCATCGCACTTGTTTGCCAAGAACAAGGTGCTGATCTTTTGGCCTTTGGCTAAACAGAATCCCGTGGAGAGGCTCAACGCAGCCACCCGATTCATCCTCTACACCATGGCGATCCTTTATGTGATTAATCGCGACATCAGGGTTATTTACTTGGGTCTCACGGTTATTATGGTGATGGCGTCCATGTTCCTGGCGGGTGGCATCAAGGAAGCCATGAGACCCGCTTCGTTCGAGGAGGAGGGAGTAAGGTTCAACGCGACCACTCCAGGAAAGGCATGCGAACAGCCGACAAAGGAAAATCCCATGGCCAACGTACTTCTCTCGGACTACACGGACAATCCGAAGCGCCCGGCGGCATGCTACTATCCGACCGTCAAGGACAAGGTCAAGGCATTCCTGAACGAAGGTACGCCCACGGATCAAGCGGATGTCTACTCGAGCCGCAATCAGTCGTTCCGTGCCTTTTACAGCATGCCGTCCACGACCATTCCCAACGATCAGGGAGCATTTGCTCGCGCTGCCTACGCCCCCCTGGTGAATAAGGTCTGCAGGGACGATGGAAGTGCCTGCTACCCCAACGACGCGTCCATGTTCGGTCAGTCCAGGATGCCAGAACTTCAGCAACTCAGAGGCACTTTCGGTGGCACCACTAGTTAAAATCTCTGGTGATAGTAATATGGCTTATCAGCTCAACACATCAAAGGTTCTTTTGGACGCCGAGAGTCTGCCAGTGGATTGCGCCTACGATCATGTGATCGCGCCTCCCGTTGTCAGCAACCTCAACTACGCCGGCTCGGGTCGTGCTTCTACGCCCATCTATGGTACGGCTCCCTACATGGCCGGCAAGGGTGCTCCAGGAAATTTGATTCTGGTCGAGGACATGCTTCGCCCTCAGTCCACCACGTTCTTCAAGAAGGGTTATCAGGGTCGCGAGTATGACTTTCCCTCTAAGGACATGTCGTGCTCAGTACCGCTCCGGTCCAGGTCTTGGGATCCGTCGAGCAGTCGGGCTGATGTCCAGAATGTTCTTTTTGAGCGTAGATACAAGTGATTTTTAAAATCTACTCTAGTTTTAATATGGACCCATTGAGTCTTGTGGCCTTGTTAGGGATTGCTGTGGCAGGTCGTCAAATTGCCAGCAGTGACCGCAAAGAAGGTTTTACTCCAGCACCCGTTCCGAACCGAGAGACGCAGCAATTGCCGTTTTTTGGTAACAATATCAATACACCGAGTCAGGATTTGACCCTTGTGACCGATATTCTATCTGGACCTTATGTCGACACATCAAAACAGAAAAAAGAAATCGTCGCGACCCTTCAGGACACTTCTCCCAATGTTCAGTTCCCGTTTGGTCAGCCCGTCTACAACTTGTACGATCGGCAGAATGTCTCGAGTCGCATGAACAATCTGTCATCCGCTGAGCGTAGGTTCGTCGGTCCGGGTTTGGGCGTCCCTGCCAACGTTCCCGCCTACGGTGGTTATCAGCAGCAATTCCGTGTGATGCCCAATAACGTCGGCGCGTACAAGCTCACCACCCTCCCAGGCAGGTCGGGTCCCGCCAAGGACTTTGTCAGCAGGGGCACGGAGCGTCTCACGGTCACCCAGAATCGTCCCGAGAAAACTTATCAACTTTTGGGTGGAGAGAATAAACGTCCCTTGGAACGGGGTCGCGCGCAGGGACAGGGTGGCGTGCTCACCGGTCAGCGTGAACGCGAGATGTACGTGAAGACCCAGCGTCCCACGATCCGTTCGGAGACCTCGACCCGCATGGACGGTCTTGAGTTCGGTGCCGCAAAGCGGTTTGTTCCCGCAGCAACCAACCAAGACATACCTACCCGCAACAAGGCGAACTTCCAGTCTCGCATCAACGACGTGGCGGCTCCGGGCATTCACTCATTCGAGGGAGCCTACCAGAACACTCAGAATACCATCCTGCTGCGTCCCTCTGACCGCGGCAACAAGGGCTACACGCCCCCAGGTGGTCGCATGAACGTCCGCGGTTCAGCCACCCAGGCACAGGGTGCCACCACACACACTCGCGATAGCGCTTCGACCGTTATCGAGGGCGGTGCCGGGAATCAGTATCTCGGTCAGAACTACGATATCACTTGGAAGCAGAATAACAATGCCTTCAAGGGAAATGCAGATTTCAGGACAAACAATCTGGGTCTCGCCGTCAAGCAGCTGGACAAAAATCCGTTCGCTCTTTCACTGGCTCAGCACTAAAAAAGTTCAGGAGTCCACTCCGGCCAAATTTTATCCATATCTTCCTTCTCAATACGCCTATTTGGTCTTATTTTATATAATTCTTTCATTTGTTGTAGTTCAGGATCTTCCGGTCTCTTAACAAAATAAGCCTTGTAACGATATCCATCCTCATTCGCACCATTTTTTGATACATCTTTCTTAAATGACAAAGGAGATAAATAATAGTAAGCGATTGTTTTTCTGTATACATCTTCCGGACACATAATACTTTCAGGTAAACCATGCCAAGAAATTTCATTAGTTTGGAATATAATTGCGCTATTGAATACCACCGGAGAAGATATCTCACATTTCTTACAATCAGACGACCAAAGCTGAGTATCTCCTTTCCACTCTGGTTTCCAATTTTCTGAAAGATATAATATAATGTTAAGTTGACGTTGCTTATCTTTTAGGTAAATATGACGCTCATAATCAAGATGAAGACCAAGGCGTCCATAACGCGGATGGACATGAAGTCCGGCACCATGTATATAAGGATCAATTTCAAGATCCAATCCAGTAATATATCTAAATAGACCTGTGATATATTTACTACTTAAAAAATAAATCAAATCTTTTTGATGAACAGAAAATGTTTCCAATTTGTCATTTGCATATTTAACTTCGATTGGGTTATTGTATTTGTGCCATGAGGGGTTCTCCAAAAAATTGTCTGGATAGTTTTCTGCACATTTTCTTGCAAAATCCATATTTAAGAAATTATCAATAATAATATGTTTTACAGGTTTTGAATTAGAAAATTTTTCCTTGAGTTCATCAATTGAATCAATCCATGCACCAAAATGTGATTTTATATTATGGTCTTGAATATTATTTATTAACTCAAGTTCTTCAGGTAAAAGTTTGATTTCAGGCAACATTTAAATTAATATAACTTTTTTATTTAACTAAACGTCATATACCCTACATTCTAGAGCATGGGGTTCTTCCTTACAGAACATCTCCATGGCATCCAGTTTGTTCTCTTGTTCACGAACCTTTTGATCGTGAAGACGAGAATATAGCTCTTCATGTTCCATCCAGTCATGGACGTATTTGTGTGGATTTTCGATCATCCGTTTTGTGGGTCTTTTCAGTTCAGTGCGCTTCTTGAACATGTACGGCGGCACGTTCCTGAACAAGCAACTGTAGTAGAGCATATTTAAAAATAAAAGTCATTATATTTTTAAGTATGAGACACGAGACGATCGCCATGGAAGTTTCGCCCTTGGAGTTCGAGGGCATCAGGACTATAGACTTCGACGCCCAGGTGGACGATGATGAAAAAATGGTGATCGTCACGATGTCCAGATACTTCATTGGGGACCTCCACGACGAATGTATCAAGAAGGCTAAGAAGATGTTCGAAGGATACAGGGTTAAAACTAACGTGGGAATGTAATTCAAGATGATTGAGACAACTACGATTGAGGTACCAGTGAACCCCTTCCACTTTGATGGGATGCGAAGCCTTGGAATACCCATCAAGGTGGATCACAAGGAACAGATGATCTACGTGGATTTCATGTCAAACCAGGGAACTCAAATTATGGAAAATTTCCTTGACGAAGTCAGGCATAAGTTTTCAGGATACGAGATCAGGGTAGCCAGGCTTGACCGGTGAGCACCGCCTTGGCATACTTAGTGGCGATCATCGAGTGGATCATCGGCCAGTCCATGACGTTGCTGGCGGTGACCGATAGACCAAATGGGTTGGAGTTTACGTAACGGACAAACTCCTTGCCGTTCTTTTGAGAATCAGGTGAAGTATAATACTCCATCTTCTCAAAAGAGCCCTTGAGCCACTGAACATGCTTTTCGTTTTGAGGATCAAACTGGTCCATCGTTAGTAACTGAAAAGGTTTTTATATCTTTAATTAGTAGGAAATGAGTTCCATAGACAACAACCTTGGCGGTGGAGGTGGAAGTGCCTCTGCTTCAG